CTATGCGGGGACATTCAGCCCTGACAGGATGTTTTTTATGTGCTCACTTGCCCTTGCTTCAAACTCTGAAAAACTAACGGATGGGTCAAAGTCTTCAGTGTAATGCGTCACCAATTCAACGCTAGGGTGCACACCGTTCAATTTAGAAACTTTTATCTTCGAAGATATCTTCTTGATAAATTGCATTCCACCTATCACATCACCATCTTCAACTTTATCGGACCATTGCATTCTGCTTCCTATTTCTGGAAAGCTAATGTTAATTTCCACTTTTATCTCCTGCCTTTCAGCCTATTTATGCTTCCACCAGGCGCACTCTTTACCCACGCCATCAGTTTTAAACACGGTATGCACTCGCGGTCCGGTAACCAACTTGTCGCGCTGCTGATAACCCACTATGCCGAAAGCGATCATATCGCCCACGCATGGCTTGCCATTCTCTTTTCCCCAGAACCTGTTTGACTCGGTGCGATACCAGATGCGGACGATCGCATGCGCGTATGCCATCACATCTTCACGTGTGCCACCGAGCAGGCCAGCGTTAAGCATCAGCTCATTACGATGTGCGGCAATGAACTCAGCATAAGGCCGCTCCGGGTGATTGGTAGTGGCCCATGCGTCAGCGTAGGTCTTTGGCTCCGAACCGACATACAGTCGGCCAGGCTCCATCTCCGCCCATGGTTCGCGCAGCATCTCCACGTCAGTGCCATCGGTACACCAGACGAACCGGTATTCAGGATGCTCGCGAAGGTACTGGTAAATATGCAGCCAGCGCCGGAAGTAGACGTTCATCGCCACATCAGGCACGCGGTGGATGGTTGCGCCGTTCGGTGCGTTCGGGAGTTCGTCAGCCAGCACCACAGCATCAGCGCCTTTAATTGACGCGGCCCACCTGCTCAGCAGATCAGGTGAAGGAGTCAGTTTGGTGCCGCGCTGCGGGTCTGGCTGGCTGGTCAGCAGTGTCGTGATAACCACGTTACGCTGGCTTCGATACTCAGCATATCCGGCGTATCCGCTGTCTCGGCGCTCGTTATGAATCGTCACGTTGCGCTTAACCAGCGCTTCACGGTCAGGCTTCGGTACTGAACGGTCCACCGCTTCATGTTCGTCCAGCGAGTAAATCAGCTTTTCGGAGCCAGCAACGTCAGCGAACGCCCAGCTGGTTAACCCGGCGTTATGAATGCGTAGCGCCAGGTCAGAGTGTTCGTACATGCCGCGCCCGTAAACCGGGTCGAAGCCGCCAACCTTCTCAATCGCTGAGCGGTGGTAGTAAAGCATCACGCCTCGCTGTCCGGTGTAAGCGATGTGCTTATCGTCCTGGTACAGTACGGCGAGGTCTTTAAGCTTACGTGGGCCAGCCAGGTCAAGGAACTGGTAAGCGAGGTGCGGCTCGGGTGAATCGATGTAAGGCTGTTCCCATCCACCAGCAATAGCGTATGCATCGTCATCCCATAGGAAGAGGTGTTCACACCCTGCATCAATCAAAGCCTCGAGGCTGGCGTTCTTCGATGCGACAATTCCGCGCGATGTTTCACTGCGGATCAGCCGTACACCATCTGGCACCGTAACGGGCTTTGATGAACCGTCATCGATAACAACCACCAGCGCACCAGCCGGCAGATACCGGAGCTGATGCTCCAGCGCTTTATCCAGCACCGCTTGGCGATTATGTGTGGTCACGGCAATTCCAATACGATTAGACTTTGCAGAGGGGGAATAATTGATCCCATTTATGGTTACTTTTAAAGATGACATCTTAGCCTCCTTGCTTTTGCTTCCTCAGCCTGACATTTCCTGCACACCCTCTGCAATCCATACTTACCCTGCCTCAATCTAGTATTACTGAATGAGAACTCATGACCTCGTTTGCAATGTGTTTTTCTGGCGTTTTCTGCGCTCGGCCCGATGCCACGCAAAGTATTTTCACGAGGTGTCACTGGCTCAAGGTGATCAGGGTTACAGCACTTCCTGTTTCTGCAGAGATGATCTAGATGAAATCCATCAGGGATTTTTCGTCCTGATAATACAAATGCGAAATGATGAGCTGAATCGGTCATGAGCTTTCCGCGCTCTTTCCATGTCCAGTTACCGTAACCAAAGGGGGTAATTGCTCCCTTCCAAACCCAACAATCTTGATTCTTATCGACTCTTTTCCAAAATCTGTCTTCAACGCTGGCTTTTGGTAACAGGTCAGCCCTTCCGTATTGCTTAATTCGCAAATAGTGTACCTAGCAATACCCGCGTGCTTGATGCTTGCTTTCGCAGCCATCTATTTTGCATTGAGCCTTTTCGCCGCTAGGTCTATCTGCTAAACCCCCTGATGAATACTGATTCATATGCTTTTCCTTTCGGTGGTGAGCCTAAGTTCACGCGGATAAAAGCAGCCCACAGAGTGAAAGCATTACTGCTTACCCCATAGGCTCACCCCGCAAGGCTCTGTGGTTTGTTGCCCCGTGACGGGCATGTCGATTTTTTTCTGGAGGGAACTAATTTAATGAAAAATTGGCCGGGTATTTTAAGAACGCCAGCCAATGTTGGACCGTTGCTGTGCAGCAGGTGCATATGGCACGCCGTCGATAACAACTTCCATATTCACCTCGATCATTAACGACTATACAGCAGGCCGCCAGGCAGTAATTCTTTGCGAATCCGGTCAGAGATTACAGAGCTGACCACTTCAGCAAGCCGAGAACCTTCCTTTTCTTTGCTGTTGGCCTTTTCAACGTCCATGGATGGAGACAATTCGCCTTCCTCAAACCAGCGATCAGCAGCGCGTCCGTCAGCAGTCTGGTAATGAATAAAATACTGATTTGGCCCTGCATTGTATTCAGCTCGCGCCTTTACATTTCCCTGCTCGCCACTAATGGTGGCGTGAACGACCTGACCAATTTGATATTTAAAACCCATTAAATTTTCCTCAACAAAACAGCAATAAAAAGCCCCGCTAGTGCGAGGCTCTGGTTTTATCTGCTTCTCTGATGTCCGTGAATTGGCCGTTACCGATGTCGATGACTGTCAGTAGCTGATCAATCCACAGCACCGCCTGACAGTACGTCAGGGGGCCGGGGGCAGCGGTACCAGCATTGGCTTCATCAACGAGGCCGGGATAGGCGTGCATTGCGCTGGAACGTAGACGAAGCGTGTAGTCGAGCAGCCTGCCAGCGATAGCAGCAGGAACAGCGAGAGCACAGGTCGGCTCACTCTTGAGGATGGTGCGATACTCAATCTCTTTCTCCTGCGCCTTGCCCGTCAGCGTCACAGCATATTGCTGCTGCCTGTCGGCTATCTCATTGAAGCGGTTAAACTGGAACGCCTGGGTAGCGATCACAGCACCCTGCTGGTCGTTGTCGCGTTGCAGCTGCTGGTTGGCCGTGCGTTGGTCGCTGTATTGGCCGTGGTAGTAAACGGCCGCACCACCCAGCGCGATTAACAGCAGCAGGAATACAGCAGCGATAACTGCATTTATCCGGCTCATGACAGAATTACCGCAATGAAGAAGCACCAGTCCATGAAAAATTTTCTCAGTGAACGATCAATTAGCTATAATCCTTCCACCTCAAATGATTGAGGGACAAGGAGATGTTATGAAGAAATTGATTTTTCCATTACTGGTTTTACTCCCAATGACCAGTGCATTCGCACTGGATTGTAACAATGCCCAAACTCAACTTGACATGAATCAGTGCGCATCTGCTGAGTACAAAAAATCTGATAACGAGCTGAATAACACTTACCAGCAAGTGCTTAAGGCAACATCAGGGGAGCAAACAAATTTATTAAAAAAATCACAGAATAAGTGGATCGAATACCGCGACACTGACTGTAAATTCCAGACTTACTCCTCACGGGATGGGTCTATCAACTCGATGAATGTAAGTCACTGCCTTACTGGAAAAACGGAACAACGGACCAAAGAACTTAAAGAGATGCTCAATTGCCCTGAAGGTGATGTCAGCTGCGCTCTATAAAATCTAGGGCGCTGAAATCAGCGCCCATTTATTCCCGATAAACACAGTTCTTGTTCTTTAGAAGCCCTTTTAATTAAACCAGGTAACTTTCTTCCCCCACCCCAAACCCAGCGGGTAAACTGATAGCACGCCGCTTTTACGTCACCGCTTCGAAAGAGGTAGAACATAGTTGAGCTGCGCATATTGCCACATCCTGCGCGAAACGTTACTGATACAGCCGCACTGAAAGTATCATCGGACAGTTTCTTCCCGTTGGCATAACGATTAACGCAAGATTCAGCATCGAGAATATTTTTTTCCCATTCTAACGCGATCAACTGGTCATTCTTGATGGTACCGGGCTTTACATCGTGCGTGTTGCCCATGCCATCCGTCAGCACACCTGCAGGACATACATAGGGGTCCCGGCGGCAGGATTCAGCGTTACCGATCAGCTCTAGTCCGCGATCGCTCGTTCGCACATGGCCTGCACTTAAAACTAGAGCGATGATGGTCCCGACAGAGCAAACTATTCCACCAGCGGAACCGGCTTTTCTAATCAGTTGAGACATAAATTTCCATCCGTTTCACATCCTCAGTAACCACCCTGGCAGTTGCTGGCCTTTCGTCACCCGCCAGTCGCAGCACCGAACATTCAACCTCTCAAATCCTCATCAAATTCAGCATTCAAGCCTCAGCCTTATCTGCCGCCTCTGAAATAACCTCAACCGCGCTGGGGCGGTCCTCTAAAGGCTTTTTCTTAACGTCAGCGATGTAGTCTTCCATGATTCTTGTGCGGCGCTGGTCTTCTCTGCGTGCGGCGCGGGCATCTATGCGGCCATTGATGTACGAGGCCAGTGAAATCACCACGCCTATGAAACCAAAAATGAAATAGACCAGATCCTGAGTCGTCCATCCCAGTACGCCAGCAATGGTCGCAAGCCACGCAAAAAACTGGGTGACGATGTTTCCAGGTTGTTGTTCCATTTTCATATGCTCACCTCGGCGGTTGCCGCTGGTGCCGTGTGTGGGAGAGGGAAATGAAAAAGGCCCACCGTAGTGAGCCTTAAAATTGGTGCCAGATAGCTTCTGGCTGGTCATATCCATTTCTGTTATCGTTAAATCGCCAAAAATAACCTTACAGATATGGAGTATTTAATGGGCGATACTGTCAGCTTTAAATGCCCTGGCTGCAGCCATGACCTTGTCGTAAGCAGTCCCACTGAAATCAGCGACACAAACGATATCGAAGGAACCACCTGCAGCAACTGCGGGCGTACCATTCACAAGGATGATATTGTCGACCAAGTCAGACAACATGCTGCCGAACTGGTCAGGTATATGCTCGGGAAGCACTTCAAGTAATGCCTGCAGTTTTCTCTCAATGCCGCTGGTGTCGGCCTTAATTGATGCCAGCATTTGACTATGCTCCTATGAATGAAAAAGGCCGCCCAGTGGCGACCTATGAATTATGTGTGGCGGCCGGCGCTGATCTCCGGCTTTCTCTGGCATGTTGTGCCCCAAGACTTTCCTCCAGAGATAGCGCAGTCCTCATTAAGGGGGTGCCGTCTCTAGCGCATCAGCCTGCGCATTCACCACATCGATAACCCCACTGGTTGCATTTAAGCCAAGACCCATCGGGAAGTGGGTTTATCGATGTGTGCCGGGGTCAATACTTGAGAATATCTAGCCACTAGGAACATCAAATGATTTTCGAACGCAACTTATTAAATCATTAAAATCATTCAGCACTCTGCTTCTTCCAAACTCAATATTTTTCCCAGTTCTGTAGGTGCATTTGCCATTGCGTTGGTTGCATAAAACGACCCCCTTCTTCACCAGGGTTCTTAACGCATTAGATGTCTGATGCACCTTCAAACCGGTCCCGCTGGCAATCTGACGGGCGCTGCGGTCAGGGTTTTCTCCAATCCAAGCGAGCACGGTATCCATAAAACACTCTTTGCTCATATGAAACCTCCCAGAAAAAAACTCAAGTATATCTAATAGGAAGATTCCTGCAACTAACACAAAAAGTGTCATGCTGGTACTGCGGCCCATCGGAGAGATAAACGGCTTGCTCGCTATCCAGAGGGTGAGATAAAACACCAAATGGAAATCTCTAAATCCTGGTGCAGACTGATGTCGTTATACCCACTGTGTAAATATCAGGATTCCATCGTGGTCCTGTTGTCACTAATCTGATGCTCAGTCGCGGCCACGTACAAACCCAATATTATAACCCAGCCCAAAGCACGACACGGCCAGTGAAATGTAAGGGATAAGCTCGTTGATTAATGCAGACATGGAAATTACCTCATGGATTTTAAAAGCTTCATCATCGGTATAGCAATTCCTGTTTTGGCTATCATTGTTCCGATTTTCATAAGCAGGCTCAGTGACAAAAGGAAAGCCTACCGGGCTGCCGCCGCGCCGATTTTAGAAAAACTACTTATGGAGGTATCCGCCATTAAATCTGACTCATACCCTTTCCAGACCATCCGCGAAGTGGATATACATCACCTTTGTGCGCGTGCAGGACCCCGTAAAAGGAAGAGTCTCATGAAAGCGTATGCTCAGTATCTTGAAGGGCACAAAATTGCCAAAACAGTGCATTGGGATGATGAAAGTCTATCTAACAGCGTTTTCTTCCCGGCGAGCTTTTACGTCAAAAACCCTGAAGAAGTGCTCTCCAAAATGAATCATCTGGTTAAAGAGCTTTCTTGACATCCAAAAGGCAAATCAGTTAATCGCACCTTAATCACCCCATCAAAAAGGAAAAGGGAAATCAGCATGTCCGATTACCATAATCTGCTTTTTTCAATACGTTCCAGGATCTGTGATAACCGCAACATGTCTCACTCTGCTTACTACGCAGGTAGCCAGCAGGACAATCAGATAAGAAACCGAACGGCAGCGGTATTTATCTTGGAAATGGTCCTTCATAGACACCGAGTGAAATATGGGACCATCTTTAATCCACTCGAAGGAAAAGCCGCATTAAACCACCTGATCTTTGTCAAAACTAAGTGGCTTCCTGAAGATATAAGATTACTTTCTTTCGAAGATGCTTTATTCGTCATACAGGATGAGCTGAGGATTGATAACATCAACAAAGATGCTCAGGTGGCGTTGAGCGCTTTTAATCTGCCTACGTACTCTTATCGCTTTGATGATTTTCCAGAAGCGGATTGGGACCACAAGGAAAACTCAACGTTCCTTCAAAACCTGATGATGAAAGACGCTCAAGCGTAGACTCCACCTGTTCGAGCTGTTCATAAAGGGCGGCTCGCTCTTTGCAGAGGCGATTAAAATGCGCCACGTGCAACTTTTGCTGATTTAGCCATTCCTCAAGCTGCAACGGGTTCATGCCGGGATTATAGAAATAGGGCTGTTGCTTTTCGCTAGGCATAACTGCACTCCAGAAAGCAAAAAACCCCGCCGGAGCGAGGTTTAGATGATTAAGCTGAGTGACGTAGTAACTACTCTTATCAGATTAATTGCGATTTTGTCATGACACAACTAATTTGAGCTTTGGTGGCAAAATATTTTCTTTTTGGCACTCTCTGTCCATTTCCAGTTTGATGTCGAGAGCACATAACCCCCCCTGAATGAATGCTTCACCTTGCTGGATACGCACTGATACAGTGTTGTAGGAAATCCCAAGCACTTTCTCCAGCGCCCTGAGCGTCATTCCATCGATATAGTATTTCTCGATTATTGCGCACAAATATTCATCGTGCTTACTCAGGCGGATCATTGCCTCGTTGATAAACATCCCGTCATCATCACAGCACGATGGTCGCCCGGCCCTGCTGGCAGGGAGGAGACGAGATAATCCAGCAGCAGTGCGCGGATAGCCGATATTGGTATCTCCACTAGCCGCCCATGCGCCCCAGCGCTCAAGAACCATTGAAATGTCTCGCATTATGCCTCCACCTTTTTACTGAATGTGAGTTCCCGAACCTTCTCGCCCTTCTGAATCAAATCATTGAAATCGCCTGAGTCCGGCCAGCGCACGGTGATCTTCTCGATATCGTTTTTGGCCAACAGGTTTTTGTGGGCGCAGGCATATGCCGCTGCATGGCCTGTTGCGGAATGCGGATCCATATCCGTGAAAATAACCAGATGCTTAACTCCAGCTGGCGCGATAAATTTCGCCATAAAGTTGGAGTTGATAACTGACCAGGTATTAACGTGATAGAGCTGCTTACATGAAAGCGCAGTTTCAATTCCCTCAGCGATTCCTAGCGTTGATGCAACAGGGAAAAGACGTATTGCGACTGAAGTCGCATACTCCAGAAAATTATCGTCCTGAAGTTTTTTTTGCTTTTTTGCCATATCAACATCTGCTTTCCGATCGCCGCTGAGTAAGGTCCTGTGCAGGTAGCAGAGATTGGCCTTATTATCCGTTACCATTGACCAGATTGCCTGATACACGCCGCCGCCATTAACTGACTGCCTGTCGCAATAACGGGCGGACTCCATCGATGGCAAAGAAAATATGCCTCTGCTATTGAGATATGACTGTGCCGGTGTGTCGCGCAGGCCATTCATGCCTGAAAACTTTCGCAGAACGGCATCACGAACCTGATCCACCGTGGCAGCCTGCCGTTGTTTTAGTTGTTCATCGTTATCGCGCTTCCACACGTTGCCGATAATCTGATCTACTTCAGTAAACAGTTCGCCAATGGTCTTCTGTTGAGTTAGCTCAAAAAGCTTCCAGCCATCACCACTGCCACAACTGCAAATCCATGTGCCTCTGCCCTCTTTGTCATCACAACGATATTTACCCTTTCGCCCACAAACCGGGCACTCTTTCGCCCAGTGCTTCAGTCCCGTAACCGGAGGAAGCCCAAGAGCTTTAAAAATCTGCGGCCACTTGCCAAGTGCCGCCTCAACCGTTTTCATCAGGCAGCACCTCTTGACTTACTGAATGCGATAAATTTTGATTTGATATAGCCCCAGACCTCTGGACCTGTTTCCAGAGGAATATCTGATAGCCCATTTGGCCATTCTCCGAACTTATCCCTGAAAGTATGAGCGCACCATCCATCAGATAAATTCTTACCACCACTAAGTGCGCGGTAGCGCTGGTACCCCTTGATCTGACTCCACCATGACTGCTTATCCTTGCGGCTATAGGTTCTGACATTCCCCTTTAGGCGGTGCAGTTTGCGGGTAGTGTCCGTTTCTACGTTCTCTCCACCTACAGGCTTGAATCCACACTTCGGGCATACATATACCCCAGCAGGCTTCATGAAATGGCACTGCGAACACTCTTTGGGTTTCTTCTCGATCTTCTCAGGTTCGCTACTACCTGCAGCTGATTTCATGCCGTCACTTTTGCCGCTCAAGTCGTCATACTCGATGTCATCCGGGTAGCCCAGGCGGTGTATGCTACCGCTGTGATCAAAAATCAGACAATGGTCTTTCCCTGGTGCCGTGCGGAGTCCGCGACCCAACACCTGAATCCAGCGCATTTCTGATTTTGTTGGACGGGCATAGATGATGCACCGTACATCGCTGTCAAAGCCTGCGGTCAGCACACCAACGTTAACGATTATCTTCGTTACGCCCTGTTCGAAGCGATGAATAATCATTCGACGTTCATCTGGCGGAGTGGCATCAATCATGATCTCCGCCGCCACTCCAGCACGGTTAAACTCAGTCGTTATGAACCCGGCATGAGACTGGTTGACACAGAAGCAAACAGTTGGCCGGTCCTCGCCGTTCTGCAGCCAGTTGCTGACGATATCGCCCACCAAAGCGGCATCACCCATAATCTCGGCCAACTGGTCTTCGTTGTAGTCGCGTCCAAATCCCGACAGGCTGGAAGTTTTTACCCCTTTCAAGTCAGGTGTAGTCGGCGCGTAAAATTCGTAGGGACTAAGGTCACCAATGCTTATCAGCTCTTTCATCGTGGTGGGTTTGATGAGGCGCTCGTAATACTGGCCCATCCACGGCGAGAAAGGCGTTCCAGACAGCCCGACAACACGAATGTCGCGGTCGCGGATAATCTCAAGCAAGGCACGACGCTTCATGTGAGCTTCATCGACAATGAGTAGGTCGATGTTGTCAGGAAACTCCCTGCGGATCAGTGTGTCTGCTGAAGCAATCTGAATTAGTCGGCTCTGATCGTGAGGCTGGTAATCGCGCCAGACATAGCTGATTTGCTCCTCTGGCAAACCGTACTGTATAAACCGCTGAGCAGTCTGGTGAACCAGCGTTAGGTATGGCGCAACGAACATGGTGCGCTTACCGCTCTCCATCGCCTTATCTGCCAGATAGGCTGAGATGAACGTCTTGCCATAGCCCACTGGTGCGTAGAGCAGGAATGTGCGATAGTTATTCCAGTCATCGCGCAGCATCTGCAGCCCGGTGATTTGCTTGGTCTTTGGTTTGAGATTCAGCATGCTTTAGGTCCTTTTGATTTACGGGCTGAAACCTCCCTCAAGGTTTCATGCCCTTCAATTTCCCCAGTTTCCATATTCAGTACGCCTCTGATATCAGTGATGTTAATCACCTGAGCTGCCTTAGAACCCATCGTGTAGTAACTGGCTTTAACAATGTTCCAGCTGCGACCGCCCCATACAAACTCAGGGTTGATGGCATATATCCCTCCCCGCTTGTATTTAATTAATCCGATCTCGATCAACTCTTTGTTTGCCCTCTGAATACTTCTGTCAGTCAGCCCCAGCGCATCAGTGATAGAGTTTTCCGGGGCAACGTAACTGCCCAGCCTCCAGTCCGCCCTTTCAACCAACAGACCGAAGAGTCGAACCGCAGCCGGGGAAACCTTCGATAAACGCTCGAATAAAACCCGGTTATTAAACATTCGACAGAATCTGGTCATAACTCACCGTAACCCATTGATTTATAACAATACGACAAACCCTGTCATGTAAAGCGACAAACCCTGTCGTTTTCATGTTAGTTAAGATGTTGTTTTTTATAGATAAGTTAAGTTGCCCTCTCCTTATCCTTAGGTGGAGTGCTCGAAGACTCGATCCGCCGTTGACCTTGAATTTGATGTTTTTAGGTTTTGACCGAGTGCAAACCTCACTATTTTTGCCTTGCCAGTAACACAGGCCCTCGATGGTGTTCGCTGTCAGTCCGTACATCACCACCACCCCTGTGCCAGCTGATCCTCTCCGATCTGCTCAGCAACTACCGGCTTGGCGTGGTCACTGGCAAGAGTGGGTTTTTCAGTCAGCCCCATAGCTGCATTCTGATAGCGGGTCACATACAGGCGCAGGCGCGTATTAGCCTCACGGCGTCCGGCGTTCTGCTGACGGTATGGCATAGGTTCAGCATCGAATGATGCCCAGTAGACTTCTGCATACTGACTCGCCACGCGGTGACGCATGGACACGGGCAAGCTGTTAAGCTGCTCCTGAATCCATTTGCCATCCTCTGGAACGAATGCAGCAGGCATAATCGTTGTGACCTGTTCAAGCTGCATGGTCTGAATCCGTCACGCGCCGGGTAGATTTCTGCTTTGCTGGAAAGGGCTTAGTTTCAAAGGCAGCGATATGCCCCTCTTCAATCTGAACAAAAATGCTACGTCCAGACCTCAATGCCTTGCTTATTGCAATCTGGGTTACACCCAGCCTCTGGCCTGCTCTTACCTGGCCGATTTCTGAAACGTAGTCTTTGAGCGATAAGGTCATCATGTCTGCGCCTACTTTTTAGTATCATAAGTACTATAAGAGATAGTACTATCAGTAGGAGACATTTTCAAACCAAAGGTATTAAAATAAACTATGAAAACGACAAAGCTCCTGACGACAGAACAGCTTGAAGACGCCAAACGCCTTAAAGCTCTGTATGAGTCCAAGAAAAAAAATCTTGGTATTACTCAGCAGCACATTGCTGATGAGATGAACATTACCCAAAGTGCTGTTGGGCACTATCTGAATGGACGCAATGCTTTAAACATCAGCTCAGCAGTGATGTTTTCAAAAGTTCTGGATGTTGAAGTGGAGGAATTTAGCCCAAAATTAGCCAAGGAACTCAATCAGATGCATGCATATGCTAAAAATGTTGAGTTCCTTTCTATGCCTAAAAAAAGTACATCCTATCCTATGATAAGTTGGGTCAGCGCCGGGAATTGGACAGAGGCGCTTGAGCCGTCCGATCCAAAAGACATTGATGAATGGCTAGATTCAGACGCCCATGTCGAGGGGGATGGATTCTGGCTTCGTGTACAGGGTGACTCAATGACATCTCAGAGCGGCATAAGCATCCCTGAAGGCATGGCGATCTTAGTAGACACAGGTAAAGAGCCTAAGAATGGTAGCTTAGTTGTGGCCAAACTTGATGACACGAACGAGGCTACTTTCAAAAAATATGTTATTGATAGTGGTAGGAAATTTTTAAAACCACTTAACCCTAGCTACCCGCTACTACCCATAAACGGTAACTGCAGAATTGTTGGTGTAGTCGTAGAAGCAAAATACCGGTTCGTCTGATCTCCCACCTTCTAAAGCCGGTCCCCGGCTTTTTTTCATAAAAATTCCATTCTAAATCAATACCTAATACCTCCGGTTATTAATAATTTCCTGATTTAGTATTGCAAATACTAAAACCTCAAGTACTATTAACTCATCGGCAGACAATGGAGCCAGTGAGATGAGCACTAACAAATTTTATCAAGTAGTAGACATTCCCGATGCACGGTATTCACATAATGAAACTATTAATTATGGCGATTTAGCATGTGACTGTGAAACTAAGACAACCTCAATCCTTGAAGCTATAAATTTTATCAGTCTTTCACTGTCAACAAAATCTGAGAGTGATAAAGCCGAACTTTCAGAAATAGGTTACCTAACATGCATTATCGCTGATCTTGCTGAATTAGGCATAGCTACAAATAAAATTTCTTCTTCTGCCTATTACTCTTCAGGCTATCTGGATGGCAAAAATGACAACTGAAATTACATCACAACAAGCTGAAGAGACGGCATTCCAGGCTGAGATTATTTGCAGCCTATTGGAAGACACTCAAAATAGAATGACGGATTCTGAAGTTTCAGCCATAGCATCCTTGCTTAAAAAATTAACAGGAAATGTAGCCGCGTTTTTAATAGAAACAAACTCAGCAACCAAATAGTAAACATTTAATAAAGATAATTACAGCCTAACCGCTGGGTATAACTGCATCTAAATTTACTATTGGAGTTAAGTATGTCCTTTATCAAAGACAAAAATAAATATCGTCAGGTGCTATTACTTCGCGATGCGGGCCTGTGGGTACTGGCTGAATTATATCTTCGTGCTGCGTATGGGGTGAAGTGATGAACGAGAAGTTAGATATTTTGCAAGTTTTAAATGCGGCATCCTCAGCAAGGCAGCTTAACGCTTTACTTCAAAATATTTTCGAACATGGAACCGAAGGATGCACTGCCGATGATGAGCTTATCGGACTTGCATACGACATCTGCGGAAAGGTTTGTCAATTCTTGGATAGGCTTGAAGAGCAGGAAGACAAATGACGAAAATAATTGAACGCAACCGCACCCGACTGGTGAATATTTACCTCGCAGATCTGGTTAGAAAGACCGGGAGTATGTCGGCAGTAGCTGAACTACCTGATGGTTCGCTAACCACTGTCGCCTTAGATGCCGAAATAGTCACTAAGGCGCTTCATAAACTTTTCGAGTCGGCTGTTCGCCGGGTTTCATCAGCTACTGCTGCTGACTCAGAAATAGCTGAAACGTATAGCGAGTGCGTGAAAATTAAAACCGGGAAACTCTCAGCTTTTGGTGAGGGCTTTATGGGCGCACTTATTTCTAATCTTGTAGAGCAGGCTTTCGCAGGGAGAAAAGAAAATGCTTAAGGTAATAAAAGAAGACGCGATTGACGAATGCTTCCGCATTGTGCAATCACCTGTATTTGTCGTGGCCCGTCACGGATGGTCAAAGCGCTGCCTTAGCCGCAGTGCTGCGATTAACAATCTTGCGCATTACATGGTGACTAAAGTTTTTCACAGCCTTGCCATTGAGACTAATCACCCGATGTATGACGCGGACGCCCGGCCAATTATTCACAGTGTTGGTCAGCATACTCAGCAATATTTATTTGCTCATGACCGCACCGCCCGGCGCGTTCGCCTGATTTTGGCTAAAAAGCGCAAACAGAAAGAATGGGAGCGCAGGCACGAAGCGCTCAAAAAGCAGTATGCCGAATTACTCAGCAACAAACCATTTTGAGGAAGTGAATGATGAAAGACGAACTTATGCAGGTCTGGTATCGCGTCACCTTCATGGTTACCGACCATTTGGGAGAGCGCTGTGAGTATTCCATTTTTTGCCAAGGCAGCAGCGAGACAGGAACAGCGGTTTCGGCGGTAGTGGGGATCCTTAACAGCAAAGAGGAATTTTCCTCACCAACGTTCAAATCCATACGTATTGCTACGTACCACGAAGCTGAGCAATTCGAAGCCGAGCTGGATGAACTGGCCGATCAGGATGCAAAGAAACTGGAGGAAGAAGGCGATGAGTAATCCAATTAGCACGACAAACAAAGCAGATCTGGAAGTTATTAACGGCCAGCCAATGATGGGAAGCAAAGCTATCTCAAGCATGACGGGCAAAGACCACAGCAGCATCGTCGTACGCGATATCAAAAATATGCTTAACCAACTTGGCATCTATCCTGCAAATCCGCAAGATACTGAAAATCAATCATTTTTCTTTAAAATGAAAGCACACAATGGCCGACAGGTTGTCGATGAAATCTTTCTTGATCAGGACCTTTCTACAACGCTTGTTACCGGGTACAGCGTTCATGATCGCTATAAAATCATTAAGCGTTGGGGAGAACTTGAATCAGGTAAAGTAATGCCGCTGGTTGCAACACAGGCACCTGATATGATTTCGCTTGCCCGCGTCGTAGCTGAAGCCACTGCGTCAGCAACATTGAAAGCGGTTATGGACTGTGCGAATCCACACGCCTCACTCAGTAAAGGAAGTCACAATAGCGCTAGTGAGGCCAAACCTCTCTCATCCCCTTTGGATGGGGTATTTAATGATATTCATGAATGGTTTGCCCATAACCCCGATTCGCAAGCAGCACCGGTAGCTAATGAATTAGTTCCGGTTCACAAAGTTTCATGGGAGACCGGTCTTTCTGATGCCAGTTGCCGCCGTCTGGTGACATTCGCAAACCTTCCTACGGGCTATATAGAAGGCGTACGCGGCATCTGCGTAAAGCGCGAGGCATTTATCAGCGCGTTTCAGGTTCTGCTTGAAGATTCCAGCCCTCCATCTGGTAAGCGCAAGCGCTGGCAACACCCTAAGTTTGGCGGGTTTGAGCTTCGTAAACCATTTGGAGCGCAAGAAGCCTGGGCAGGACGTGATGAGCAATAAATTCAAGTTGCCACTTCAGGCCTTGCAGGAGCGCCACCAGCAGGCGCTTACATGGGTTGCCGATGCGTACCTGTTCCATTTGGTCAGATTGCACCGCCGCCCGGTATACCGTCATCAGTATGGGGACATATCTCTGAATCAGCCTTCTGTTCAGGGTTTTATCGATTCATATCTGGCAGACAAAGGCTGGAGCATTGAGAAACGCTGGTATCGATATATGCGAATTCTCGACCTGATTAAGTATATGGAAAGGGAAAATTCGGATTTTATCGACTGGGGAACAGTGCCGAAGCTCAAATCGAGGGGAGTAAAGTGGCTGAATGCGTGCTTCCAGCAGCTTGGCGAAATGGTCAATGAAATGGGCGGCTGGGAGGCATACATCAAATCGCGGGAGGTTTCGGACAATGAAAAAAATAGCTGAACTGGTCATGTTCACCCTGTTCTTCTCGTCGGTGGGCGGCTTTGGGATAGCCGCTGGTTTCTTCAGCTTTTTGGGCTTTGCACATCTGCTATCGGAGATGACCGGATGAAGAATATTCAACTAGAAAATGGGCGCATCAATCTCGAAGGGCTGGAAGGTATTGCCGATCACCTCAAAGCCCTGGCTATCACTAACAAAACTCTGGATGGAATTAAGTCCAGCCTTCAGGCAGCGGAAGATAAAAGCAGTGACTGGTATCGCCGGTCCACCCTCGCCCATAAGTCCTGGTTCTGGATGAGGAACCGAATTTGCGAACGTCTTGCCACGCTTCGCCGGGAAGAAAAGGAAATGAACCGGATGAGAATGCGTTTTGAGGATGAAGAATTGCTGAAGTTACTCCGGGGACAGGTTGCAAGCAGTGATCTGAAAGCGTTCATTCATCTTGCGCGGGCAAAGGCAGAATCCCGCCTTCAGGACGAACTAAGTAAAGCCGGAGGTACAGATGCCAATGCTTAAGCGAGTATCAAAGGACAGGCTGGTAGACATCAACGACACGCTGGTGAAGGCCAGCGTCAATATCGATGACGGGTGTGATTACACTCAGCGGATAATCTGGGGCATGAACAACAAGCGCTTCATGCGCAACGGTGAGGTAGCTCCGAAACCGGAGGCTCCTCAGGTTGCCCCGGTAAAGATCGAGGCCAAGAAGAAATCACGTAAGCGCGGTTACAAAGTGGTTCAGAAAGCGATAGGAGCGGTGTGATGGCTACTAATCGAGAACTGGCGCTGCTGGAGAAGGCATTCGTCGCTGAGATTGAGTATGCGCTGGAACGCAAGGAGAAATTCTGCCTGCCTTTTATGCAGACGAAATCTAGGAAACTGGCCGAAAAGATGGTCGAGGATGGTCTGCTGCAGCATGCGGAAATGACGGTTGGTGGGATTCACTTTAAGGGTTATGCGCAGACCTATTACGGAAACATGCTCTACTGCATGACCTGCACAGACGTTGGTTTGGAGGTGGAAGATGCAAAATGACTATATGACAGAAGCAGAGGTAATGCAGGAAATTGGTAAGGCCAGAACTGCGCTGTGGCGACTGCGAAAGAACCACGGCTTCCCTGCCCCTGTTCTTACTCACCCTGCGCGATACAGTCGCAGGGCTGTTAAAAAGTGGGTAGATGATGGCGGTGTCAACCGAGCTGTTTAACGTGCCACAGGACTTTATCAGCGTAAAGCTCATAGGCTTTGCGCTGCTCCTCAAGCCAGTCATGTTTGTTATAAACCGCCATTACCCCGCCCAGCTCATGCCCCAGCATCTTTTCGGTGACGTGGGGCATGATACCTTCGCCTGATAAGTTGGTAACCAGTGAGCGCCTGAAATCATGAGTGCGCCATTCGGGGATATCTATCTTCGTGCGCAGGTTTTTCATGTACAGATTTGCGGAGGATCGGTCGATCGCTTTGTCCAGTTCCTGTCCGGGGAACATTACCGGGGTTTTCATCGCAAGTAGCCTTTCAACATATGGCTTCATCTGCTCAAATATAGGGCGGCGGATAACATTCCCCATCTTCGAATGGGCGACAGGTGTAGTCCATATGAAGTCTTCAGTGTTGAACTCAGCAGGGGTTGAGAGCCGAAGTTCTGACAATCTGGCTCCCCACAGCAGCAGCATCTGATGCAGCAGCTTGTTAGATGAAAACACCTTGTTATTTTCCAGCGCCAGCCACACTTTCGCCAGCTCTGTGTAAGTCAACACGCGCACGCCAACATCTGGCTTCTTGCCAATATTTTTAACGCTGAGTTTGATGACTTCACATGATGGAATGAGCTGCCGGCTGATGCACCAGTTCATTACAGAACGCAGCTGCAGCAGAAGCACTCTCGCTTTCTTCTTATTCTGGCTCTCCTGCTTATCGAAGAACTGGACCCACAGGGATACTGGTACGCTAGCGACCGGGACATCGCGGAATTGTGTGTACATGGTGTTGTACACGACTGACTTGTACAGGATGCGGGTATTCTCTTTCAGCCCGGTCACATACTTTTCCCACCACTGGTCGAGGCATTGCTGAAGAGTCAATTCACCCGAGCTGCTGGCAAAATAGGTTTTTGGGTTTACCCCCTTCGTGTACAATGCGCGCATCTCGCCAACGGCGATCCGGGCATCCTTTAGCGAAGTAGAGGGGTAGCGGCCAACGGTTATGCGAACGGGGCTTCCATTCCAGCGGTATCGATACTGGAAGGTTATGGTCCCAGTTGGCGTTATGCGGACACTTAACCCGTCCCCATCGGTCACTTCAGGTGGGCCAGAGTATGATTTTCCGTTTATGCTGCGAAGCTTTGTATCGCTGAGAGCCACTTTTAGTATCCTGTACACAACACTGAAATCTATTCTGTACTCAATGTGTACGCAATGGCAAGTGAACGAAGTGATAACAAGGTGAAACAACAAGGAACAAGCCGAACCAATGTGAGACGTAAGCCTTGTAAAAAACTGAAGAAATACGGTAAGATAGAAACACAGGCGAACATTTCGAAACGTAGCCGCTCAAAGTCTCCTTAGTTAAATGGATATAACGAGCCCCTCCTAAGGGCTAGTTGCAGGTTCGATTCCTGCAGGGGACACCATTTACAATTCTCAGTACGTTCCAGAAAGTCTAAAAATCCTTTATAAACAGAATAATAACCCACACCTGACGTCCAGCAACGTCCCGCCAAATATAATGGAATCTATACACAGTTGTGTATAATATTGCGTATAACCTGGTTCGATATTTTTTCTATACACATGCTGCTATCTGACATTCAAATTAAACGCGCTAAACCGCAGGAAAAACCCTACACGCTTAACGATGGCGCTGGCCTGTCGCTGCTTGTTGAGGTGAACGGCGCAAAGGGCTGGCGCTTTCGCTATCGCTTTATTGGTAAACCTAAGATGATCTCTTTTGGCGTTTACGGGGAAGTCTCTCTGGCTGAGGCACGCCGTAAGCGTGATGAGGCCCGTTCGATGCTGGCAAAAGGAATCAACCCCAGCGATGCCCGTAAAGCCGAGAAGATAGCGCTGCGGTTCTCTCATGAGAACAATTTCGAGGCCGTGGCCAGAGAGTGGCACAGCTCCAAGCAAAGCACATGGTCTGAAGGCTACGCTAAAGAGGTTTTAGGCTGCCTGGAACGCGATATATTCCCTTTTGTCGGTCATCGCCCTGTCGATCAGATAGAGCCGCTGGAGTTACTCACGGTCCTGCAAAAAATTGAGAAACGCGGGGCATTAGAGCAGGCCAGTAAAATCCGTCGGCGCTGCGGTGAAGTGCTGCGTTATGCCGTCGTCACGGGCAGGGCAAAACATAATTTCGCACCCGATTTAGCCATCGCCTTGAACAAGCCAAAACAGAATCACTTCCCCTTCCTGACAGAGAAAGAGATCCCTGACTTTGTGAAAGCGCTGGATGGCTATCAGGGCAGCTTACTGACGAAATACGCCACCCAGCTACTCATGCTGACAGGCGTTCGTACAATTGAACTCAGAGCCGCAGAATGGAGTGAGTTCGATTTGAAAAATGCACTGTGGGAAATCCCAAAAGAACGAATGAAGAAGCGCCGTTCTCACCTGGTGCCGCTTTCAACACAGGCCGTTGAGATCCTCAAAAAGCTGAAGGTCATTTCTGGCAGATACCAGCTGGTGTTTCCGGGCAGGAATGACGTCAGGAAACCCATGAGCGATGCCAGTATCAATAAGGTGATCAAGAAGCTGGGATATCATGGTCGGCTAACGGGTCACGGGTTCCGGCATATGATGAGCACTATTTTGCATGAGCACGGCTTTGAAAGCGCGTGGATAGAAATGCAGCTGGCGCATGTTGATAAGAACTCGATTCGTGGGACTTATAATCATGCCCAATATTTAGAAAACAGAAAGGCTATGATGCAAGATTACAGTGAATTCCTGAAGAATAAGGCCTCGTAAAGTCGAGGCCATATTCTTCTATTTTTTAAAAAATTGTTCTGCTGCTTCTTTTAAATCGGCAGTATATTTTCCGCGTTTGATTTGATCATCAGTTGGCATTTCAATACTGTCGACAATTTTCTGGCATTTTTTAAAATTCTCCAAATACTCTTCATTTATTAAACTCGCTAAAACCTTATCACAATATGCTGTTATTTTTCTTGAAAAAGGATCTGGCGTTTCAACTTTCCCATTTACCACCCAAGGATAAAGCATTGCAATATGCCAACGTAATCGGTTATATTTCTGTGCCTCATTTTTTCTACCATTTATCAATGTATTATATTTATAACAAATATATGCGGCACAGTGATATGCACATTCATTGTCTTTATCATCAAAGACTATGTCGCTGCTATTCAGTACTTTCTTCACATATCTTGACGCATCATGTGGCCGTAGCTTAAAGACAGAAATAAAACACCTGGCAAGCTCTTTTATATCGTAAATCTTTGTAGTCTGAATTGATTTATTGCGGTACTCATTCTCTCGCCTTTCAAAGTACAAATTTTCTTTATTGTCATCACTTCTTTGAATATCAAAAAATTTCTGAATCAATCTAGCCTTTTCTCGCAAAGCATAAAAGGCTTCATTCTCAACAGCCGACTGGTTGTTCGTAGCCGTCACAACCTCAATAGCAACATCTGTATCTTGTGACTCGATAAACTTCACTACCAATTCAACACTGTCGTTTAAGTCTGCATAATGTTCAAACAAAGTATTCGTTGTTTGACATCCATTGATAATCTGATAATTCGTCAGATGCATCACTTTCGTGTTGGACTGTATAGCTATTTCTGGAGAAATAATCGTCACCCCGTTATTCAATACTGCGAACTGTTTGGATTTTCACTATGTAAAGTTTTAGCAATGTCTTTGTTTACAGGATTTTCCCCACCTAAAAAGGCTCGTACATTCTCATCAAACACCTCTTCCCTTATGTTTCCTTCTTCATCCATAGCAATTTTTTTTAAGAATTCTTTAGCTTTAACTATTGAAATATAGGCCTGTGGTATGCCTGGCATCTCATTTATGCCAATATAGTCTATCAATTGAAGAGAAGCTTCGTTCTTATCAGATATTGAGCTCCAGAGTTTCATTAACTCTTTCCTACCCATTGGCATTACTTCTACATCATTGAATATGTCTGCATTCTCACATGTTTTTTTAAGAATCCTGAAGCTGGCAGCCAATTCTTTTTCTTTGTTATAAACACCACTCGTGCAAAAAAACACCCTAAGATTAGGCATCTTGTTTTTAATTTTTTTGACATTGGAAACAATGATTTTCATTATTTCAATTGCTTGACCATTATAAATTCCATTTGGAAGTTTTGGCTCAAGGCTTAAGAAGTCTTGCAACCCCAGATTGAAATTTGAAATATCATCCTTACTAAAACTCTCACCAGATTTTGCTTGTGTGATTATTATATCAACTGACAGTGAGTTTTTGTGCGTATCAAACGCGCTAAGTGCATCATCAACACTGACGATCAATTCACCATCAACAATTATTGCGATCCCATCTAAAGATGCATCATCTTCTTGGGTCGTAATATCTAAAGGGCTAAATCTACCTAAAAAGTATTTAGAAGTAATCACATAGTTACAAAAATATTCGAATAATTTAGACTCATCATTATCTTGAATATCAAATTCGTTAGATAGATCTTGGATATATTGAGAGAGTATTGCGTGCATAAAGTTTCTCTTGTAATTGATTACGAAGCATGTTGGCATGTGAATGTTAAATATAACTTATGTTTCCAGTAGTGTCACTATAAGAAATACATATAACGCAGATTAAACCAATCTCTACTGGCCGATGAGTTTTCCCCTGTTAAAACAGAGTTGCGCTGTATTGCAGTGAGTCACAGAAAAAAATCACTTCGCCTGACGAAAACGGCACTACACCGCACCCGCCTGCCGTTTTCGGATCGGAAAAATTTTTCAGTTTAGATTTTCTTCAAATAGCATCGCCAGCATGCGCCAGCACTGGGCTTGTGAAAAGGTACCATGACTGAAAACATTGAAACAGTTTTCAGTTTTTTTCAGTTATGGACTAAAAAATTTTAACCAGTTTGAATGTTAACGAGGGTAACCATCTGATTTTAAAGAAGCAGGAAGATTTTACGTTAAAACTATATCTTGAAAAGCATAAAACAGCAGGAAACTGACAACCAAATTATTTATTATAAATCAGCCTGTTACGATAAAACCATAAAAAATGCCGCTGAAATTGCTTTCAGCGACATGGTCTGGCTTACTGAGATGGCGGCCGCCGTGTATAGATTATTTTAGGTACACTGGGCGGATGGTTAAACATTATTTTGTCTGCTTCAGCTGCCCCTTGAAGCATGGCGATAATCATCTCTCTATCCTCAGGCTTTACAGCATCGACCAAAGCCTTGTAAAGATTTCCTCTACCCAGAGCGCTTGGGCTAATGGTATGTGAAAAGGTCTGGGTCATTACAAACGTATGCCCGCATTCCACATTACTGCAACAGCAGTAAAGATCGGCAAGTTCCCGATGTTTTCTATTAGTTTTGCGAATCGTTGCAGGTTCGCCACACTCAATGCATTCAATCCTTTGTACTCTCATACTTTTGTACTCCTAAGAATTTGGCCCGCCAGAAATAAGCTCTCAATTTTTTAGGCTTGGCCTTTTCATTTCGACAGGTAACACCGGATACACTGGTAACATCATTGATTTAAATAGACATTCTCTGTTACCACTCCAGTTAGCGCACTGGCTACAGCTGGTAACAACGTGCATTTGTTACCTCTGTAACCAGCCACCGTGTCAAAGTGGTAACAGCTTCAACCCGCATCAGTACTGCTTGTTACCTCTGTAACCAGTGTTACCTTTACCAAATAAGACTCGCGTAAAAGTCAATCCGGTTCACAGCTGCCTAGTACACTGCTGTTGAACTGGTAGACTCGTTTAACCCCTATTTCTGGCAGGCGGGTAGTGACCTGTGTACGCCCTTCGCTTCCGGCTTCAAGCCACCCGCGGCTGACGCATAACCGGGCCACCTTTCGGGCATCAAATCCTTTACAGATTTCTTTCCAGCCGGAGGGCAGCACGTAAAAGGTGGTTGCTGGATCCTCACTACTGCTGCCCTTGTTCACCTTACGGAACCCCATCATGCTGATCGGACGGCTGCGTTCATCATGCCAGTCAGCAAAACGGCTAAACTGGTTACGCGACATAAAATCACTGACCTGTTCCAGCGCCGCCGCATCTTCCTGGTTTGCGCTGTGACCACGGTCCATCATCCATGCCGCAAGACAACGTTCAGCTGCCTGATACGCTTCACCTGCTTTCCAGCCAGTAATCCCGGCCTGAGTGGCCAGCTCTCCTGCCATTGCCACCAGAGCGAAGCGCGTTACCGCACGGCCAACCTGATTACCCGCATCCAACGGAGTCAATTTACGGGTGTACTCCTTCAGCAGTGCTTTTGCTTTGCCAGTGATGCCCTGGAGATCATCAGTCAGATAGCGCAGCCAGTCGCGAAATGGCATTCCGTGATACTGAATTACCGCCTGTTCAAGATGCTCTGACAGTGCCTTACCCCCGGTAAATCCGTGTAGCTCTTCAAACACACCATGCTTGCCGGAGTCGCTGGGGATCTGGATCATCCTGACTTCTACACCCGCGTAAGTTCGTTCCCCTGCATTGGCTGCGTGCTCGACCAGTGACAATTCACCCGTGGAGAGAAACAGCAGGTTCCAGCGGTTCGTTTCCCGTACGCTGCCATCCGTGCGCGCTCTAGCCTTGCCCTGGCCATTGGCCAGCATATAGGCAATATTACCCGCCTCACGCCCGTCCACTTCGCGGATTTCATCAAGCATCAGGGTAGCGTCGTTGCGGCGGCTGGCCGTTCCCTCCAGCGCGTTCCCTGTAGAACGCCACGTATGCCAAAAATCTGTCCCACCGCATACCGATGCTGCTACTTTCATCGTCGTGGTTTTACCGTCTGTAGACTCACCTTTCAGGTGATAGCCACCGCCGCCCACTCCTACCAGCTTTAACAGAGGGGCTGCAAACGCCAGGCATACCGAAAATGCAACTCGGGCATTACCCGCACAATAGCGGCCAACGTTTTCGCGCCATTCATCAGCTGTACCTGTAATACGAAAATCACGCCCCTGCACACTGGAGGTTTGCAGAATCACTGATTCCGCGCCTTTCCCTATCACTTCATCCTGAAGTACGTAAACACCGCCATGCCACCCGGTTTTGTTCACACAAGTGACCTTACGCTCTGGCCTGCACAGGGAGATATATTCCATTAAATGCGCCCGCGCCTGACCGTTGATATTGATATACGAGAGTCCATTCACCAGCAGCACTCGACGTAACTCCTCACCGCTGCCGCCCAGCATTTCCATTGGCATAGCCCATTTACGGCTGTTGCCGTAAGTGTCTTCCCATTCCAGTAAACGTCCGTAATTGCTGCCGTCAGCGTCACAGGTGATCGCCGTAACGCGCAAGGGGCTACAAATTTTGATATTACGGATCTCCGTATCACCATCAGACTTGTTCACCAGCTTGTCATACCAAAGATATTCCTGAGTCAGACGAAAACCCTGCGGCAGGCGCGTGCGCCCTTTGCCGTGTAGTGTCATTTCCTCACGGAAAGCTTCCTTTGCCCGCTCCAGACCATTTTCCTTACGGAAATCATCCCAGTCAGCCTTATGCCGCGTTGGTGGAAGTGTCACCCAGCCATCAACCGCTTTCGCTGCCTTTTCGGCCCAGAGACGCCCGGTGTTTTCCTTGCCGTCGATAAGATCGTTATCCCCTGCAATAATGATCCGGGCATCGGGCCAGCGATTACGGACCTGCTGCGCTACTTTCACCAGGTTAGTCGCGGCGACTGCGGCAATCACTCTTGCATCACATAACGGCGCGATGGCCAGTCCAGTGGCGAAACCTTCGGTAATAACCACTTCTTCTGCCGCCTGCTGTTCCGTACCGGCAACAGTAATAAAAGCCCCAGACAACTGACTGCCTGGTAACAGGCTTTTATCACCCTGTGGATTAATTAGCTGACCGCCAGTAACGTTACCTGCCATATCGTTAAGAGCCAGCAGCAGAGATCCCGCGCCAAACGAGGTCCCGGCAATATCGAACTCGTATGAAATTAACGGCAGAAGATGGCCATTAAGCCCCTTCCCGGTAAGGTAATCGCTTTCACCTTCGGCTGACTTTTTACGCAGCATGGCATACAGCTTTTGACCTTTATCTTTTTGGCTGCTTTCATTTCTGGCTGGCAAAGATATCTGAGTATTGCTTTCAGGTAATGCCAATATCTCAGCCACTAAAGCAGAGACAGCTTTCACATCCTTTCCAGTAATCAGCTTCACCAAATCAAGACCATCACCGCTGCCGCACTGGTTACAGAACCACGTTCCCCTACCTTCTTTATCGTCCATGCGGAATCGGTCTGTGCCACCACATTTGGGGCATGAACCATGACGCTTACCCGCTGGGACAGTTATCCCCAACGCAGGGAATATTTGAGGCCAACGACCATTAGCAGCATGGATCACAGCCGAAACAGGTTTATGCGTCATAATGTCCCTCCCTGCCCGTGAAAGGATGAAAACTCCATACCTTCAGGTAGTTCACCATCTGGCGCACCGAAAATGATGTCGCGATACACTTCACGCAGCTCACAAACCCCGGCAATGGAAAGATGGAGTTTTTCACCAGCAAAGCCGGGTAACAGCATTTTTTCCAAGGCTTCAGCTGCAAGACGTGAGCCATCATCGGCACCAAACTCTTCAAGCCAAGGAGCCTCAATGTGATAAATGATATTTATTGCGACACGTTCAGGATTTAGCGGAATTCGTTCACCATCCTCTATGTATGCAGCTTCCCCATTCACCCGGATCATCAGTTCAATAAACGCCGTGGCAATATAGTGGCGTAATAGAGCTGTGCGAAATGGCAAAGTCGTTATTTTTTCAGAAGCGATCATAATGCTCCTCCTGATAACGATGGTTCTGGCTAATGACCTCTTCAATCTGCTCAGAAAGAAGCGAAAAGAGAGCCGCTACACCATCGCCGGGTACGGACTGGTTCCCGCCATAACAAGACGCGGAAAGGAGTTCTGAAAGGCAAGCTGTTGCCTGGGCTACCCGCAACAGACGATCTTCACCGTCCTCACTGAGGATCATCGGATAATTTGAGTTCAATTTGCTCATGCTGCCACCTCCGAACCATGCACCGGGAGGCGTCCAGCAAATAGCAGAACAAACTTGTCAGAAAACATTAAACGTGCGGTGCATTCAGAATCCGCAGTAATTGTCATACGACAAGGTGTAGCGCCAGATTCAGCACGGTTGATAGCGAGGAAAAGCCAGGTGAATTTTAAGTGTGTTGATGCAGGGGTAGCGGCCATAGTGGCAACCTCCGTTAGATAGCTAATACAGCTACCACCGGGGTTCCTACGCCCAAAACTGGTGGCAGCCCAAACGGGGGTAGGAATACCGGCTCTAACGAATACCGGCCAGCCCGAAAGCTGCCCCGCCTGGACTACCATAATTCTGCGGATATGATGCAAAAGGCAGCAATTAGCCACTGAGCACCACACCATTAAATACAGGTGCGTCAAAGCTACGACATAAAAAAACACGCAGGGCGCGTGTTGTGTCGCCGTTAGATTACTCGGGTTCCTACGCCCGGCTGCCGATTTTGCGACAGCAGCGAGACTATAAGCGCTAACCAATGGTCTTAGCAATAAATTTTGGGCGCATTTTTTCCGCCCGGCAACTTTATTGCCAGAAAATAACTTATTTATTGTCATGATAAATACCTGAGCGGTGAGCTTTAATGCCCGGATTGTCCGGGCTATCTGTTATCCGGCAGCTATTGCTGAGGCCCAGCCTTTCCCGGCCATATTCATACCTTGCTTAAGGTTAAATACCGTGGGCCTACTGACCAATTGGCGGCGACCGCGACGCGAGAAATATCGCTGGTTAGCGCTAAACCGCAACCGCTCAGTGCCGATACTGGCCGGGGTATCCGTGACCGCCAGGCCACCCAGATAAAAACCGCCTTGCCCGGCAAAATCCTCTTCAACTTCTATAGAACAGAACAGCTTTTGCCCCAGTTCGTTATAAGCCAGCAAACGCGAAGTTGGATGTAACCGTGCGTAAAGACGCGTCATGCCATCGTGGATGGCAGCACGCACAGCGAGTACTTCACCCAAATTTCCCAGAGAGCGATCGTGTTCTTCCCAAATCAGCGCAGTGTAGTAAGCAGGGTCGTAAGTGGCAGCCATGCCAGTGAGCCAGGCAGGTTCAATCTTACGGCCATCCACGGTGTCACCTTCACTGGCAACACAGATCCATCCGGTTGATAATCTCGATTCCACCATCAGTTATTCCCCTGCCCGCCCAGCTTCAATGCACTCTCATCCACAGCGGCATAAAGATAGCCGTCACCCAGTGCATAACCTTCCATGCGTAAATAGCTGTGTTCATAAACGCAACGGTCCTCTACAAATTCAGCGCGGAAACGGCGGGAACCTCGCTGAGTGTAAATATGCAGATTATCCAGTGTTGTCACAGCCAGACGACGACCCGGCATAAACGGGGGCACAAACGCAAAGCGCCCCGCCACAGAACTAGTTAGTAGCTGGCTTGCAGCGCGATCCGCAGGGCGATCAGCACCGTTAAACAGGCGCATTCTTTCAGCCGCTGCTAGTTCAGCACCGACCAATACAACCAGTCGGGGATCCTCGCGAAAAGCTTCAGGAATAGATTTATTGATAAGGTGATTTGTCAGTGCATCAAGGTGCGCAAAATCTCCCCCGTCTCCCAGTACCAGTTCGTCCGTAATGACCTGTGAACCCTCATTAAACTCTCTGGCAATGCTATGCCAGCCTAGATTCACATCTTCCCCTTTCGGATAAGCAGCTGGATTAGTGGGGATTGCTGCCATACGGCCATTAAAACCGACACGCAGCATGTCTAATGTGAATGCACGTCCGAAAAAATCAGACATTTTTTGATTAAATTCACCCTGCTCACCACTGCCACTATTTATCATTAACGACATTTGATCGTAGGAGATAGTCGCGCAGGAGTCGGTTTCCTCAAGAGTATAAGGAGTACCATTAAAAGCGATATTTTTCCCAAAACGGCCACTGACAGATCGCCCTGTATGCAATGAATTATCCCCAATACTTACAGCATTACCCTGCGACTCATTGATGTCAGCCAGAGTGATATTATTCATCATCCAGCCAGATTCTAACATTGAGACACGTAGCAGGTTTTCAGATGGGTCAGAAATTGAAAACCCGCGACTAGAAGAAAGTTCTGCACCACTCAAAAAATCCATATGGAAAGCTTCCGCCGCTGGCGGTTTAACAAATGAAGTCATTTTTATTACCTGATAATATTTAGAAGTTAGTTGAAAGAGTTTTTTGTTTTCTTTCCCTAGCGATATCAATCTCAGTCATTTTTTCGACATATTCATTCGCCGAAAAAAACATCCTTAAATTTTCGCCCTGCACTCCATAATAGAAATGATAATGTTGCATTCTAAATTTATGCCATAAGGAATTCATTTTGTGTTTGTCACCAGACGGGTGACAAGAGTCAACGATATTTTTTATCGCTTTCTCTAATGTGTCCATCTCCGCCCAGGCAACACACGCCGCATCAATACCATGACCAAACACACCACCGTCCCTGTACACATAAGAAGGTAAAATATCCTCAGGGAGTTCTGCCAATATCCCAACAGGCAGTTTAACCTTAGCAACGTTAAGCATATGTTCCACGACAGGTCGTGTAAGTGCCAGCAGACCGCGACTTACAATCAACGCCTTTTCTGCATCCTTTAAAGATGACTCGCTGGTATTAATTTTAGCCTCAAGATCTGCCATCCAGTCTCTACGGTCAATGTACCCAGCAGGCCTATGTGCTGTTCCATTACTGGCATCTTCAAACCGTTTTTTTACGATTTCAAGTTCACTTAAACGTGTATCTCGCTTCTCTTTCTCTCTTTTGCAAATTAACTTTCCCGTAGAGATTATTGCCATCAACTCATTAACTTCAGGGAATGTTTTAATCAACTCCCTATCAGTGATTAAAGAGAACGATTCAATGAAACCTCTCATTTTAAAAATGCGGTAAATTTCTATCACTCTATAAACATACCCCCCACTAGCATTGTTAGTATCGAAAATAGCCGGAGAGAAGTTAAAAATGATACATAGCCCTTCATCTTTTAGATGGGCAAAGTTAGCATTACTCATTGGCATTCCTTTTCTTGATGTGTTCATTAATCCACTCATGCACTTCGGATTCAATCCATGCAACAGAACGCGAACTAATCTGAACTTGCGAGGGAAACTGTTTATTTTTAACTTTCAGATAAATGGTTGACCTAGGCAGACCTGTAATATCAATAACATCAGGCATGCGCAACAACCTGCAACTCTCCGAATTAACGAGATCGCATGACATTAAAGCCAT